CACTATAGATCACGATGCGAAAACTGCACAAGAAAAAAACGGGGACTCAGACCACGAGATCCACGTTGGAAAAGTGCAGGTTACAAGAAAAAACCCGCATGTGATAAATGCGGGTTCAAGGCCAAACTGCTGACTCAGCTGTTGGTATTTCATGTTGATGGAAACCTCAACAATTCGGAACAAAGAAATTTAAAAACAGTTTGTCTTAACTGTGTTGAATTACTTAAAAAAACCGATGTTACTTGGCGGCAGGGTGATCTTGAGCCGGACATGTGACCAGTGCCTTGACCTGTTGATACAAGTCGTCTAGTGTGCCGTTGTTGTCTAGCACAAGGTCAAACTTGGTGCCAACCCAAGCAGTTTCACTGGCATGAATGCCAAGTTTTTCTAGTTTCTTGTGGCTCAAAGCCCAGGTTGAATTGCCGTTTGCACCACGATTCACACTCACCGCCGCATCGTACCACGCAGGTTCAGGTCCACGAGTTACCCTAATAACTCGACCACCAGCATTTTTGATTGCTTTGATTTCGTTGGGAAATCTGCAATCACTAATCACAATGTCATCTAGGCTGTTGCGCAGTTTGTTTTCTAGGCTAGCAATCCAGATATCGTCGTGAAATCCTCGTCGACATACTTCTGTGCCCCACAATTGTAACATCAATCTTGGGGTCAGATTGGGCATATTCAACCGTTGTGCCCACCACGGATCCACTTGTTCTCGCCACTCCCGGGCTTGCTTGGTGCGCCCTTCTAGCATGGTTCTATCCCAGTCAAACACTTGTGCCACTGCATCTTTCAGTGTGTTGGCAAAACTTTCCCGTCGAAAGTGATGTAAATTTACCAGGTAATCTGCAACTGTATCTTTGCCAGTGCCAATGAATCCGCAAATTCCAATAATCATCGTAGTTCCTTGATATTTAGATGTTTGAGTGTGAGTTGCAGCATGTCAATTTGACGCTTGCAATCTTCTAGCGCATGGTGGCTGGTTGGGGGCTTGGGCAGATCAGGATACAGGCTATACACTGTTCTAGCATCGCGAACTTTGTAGAATTGCCAGGGTATGGGTTTGCCAAAACTTTTGTAGGCATGCTCGATAATGTTCATATCGTAGGTGGGACCGTTTGCCCAGATCAAATTACTTTGCCAAATAAATTTAGACAATTCGTCCAGTGCTTGATCCAATGGGATTCGATCTGTTTCGCCAAAAGCTTCTTGCCTTGCAGCTTCGGGCTGTGAGGCCCACCAATCAATTGTGTCTTGTTGTATGCTACGACTTTCTTGGCTTTCCAATGTGATCCTGGCATAGTAATGCCGAGCATGGTAACCTTGGCCAAGAGGGTCAAAGCTCTGAGCTGCAATAGTCAGGATTGTGGTGTCTGGTCCTGTGCCCAGGCCTTCGATATCGATCATTAAGTCTGCCATGTTGTAGTATAGCAGATTTTTTAGGAGTTGTGTAAGGTAGTTAACCAATTACCCAAGTTAACGGCTGCGAGGCATCCACATACATTTTGAGTTGCTCAATCAAATCTGTCATAGATTCTTTGGCTTCAGCTTTCATTGCTGCACCGTTGAGACTGCCACCGCCTTGTGGTCCTGCAATACTGGCAAACTTTTCACGTGCTTCACCAATGATCATTTTACAGTTGGCTACCATGTAGTCCTTGATCCATTGTTGAATTTGAAAGTCTTGCAGCAAATGAATTTCGGGTTTGAGCTGCCAGGTCCAAAGCAGCACATTTTCACCAGTGCCTTTGGGGTCACGGATCAACTGTAGCTTTTTGCTCACAGGGTTCCAGGTATAGTTCATGAAGCCGCCGAACATACGTGCTGCAAGTTCAACATACTGGGTATAAAAATCATATGTGGCCAGGCCGCCGGCCACGTTGAAGTTCATAAGGTAAACGTTGATCGACGCTTGTGCAAATGGATCAAAGTTTGATGCAAACGGGCCTGTGGAGTTTCCGAACTGACGTCGAAATACTTGTTGCACTTGAACCACTTCTTGTGGCAGTGTATAAATGTTAACGTCCTGGATCAGTTCCATGAAGATGTAGGCTTCTTCATAGGCATTGGTGGCACGTTGACGATACGTGCCTATGGTTTTCTGGTAGGCAGCTTCGTAGTGCGCAGGATCCAGTTCAATATCAATAATTTGATCCGCTAACTGAAGCTTGACATATTCAATTAGGTTTTGCTTCAGTTGCGGTAGTGTATTTTCGCTCATCGGGGGAACTCCGTTCCCCCTTATTTACCAAGCTTTGAGGATGATCAAGTTCTCAGTGCCACGTCCGTTCCAGGGTGTTTCAGTAGTACTGAGCTCTTTGAACAGCTTGCGGGCCGCTGGTTTGCCCGCAATTGTAATAGCCTTTAGAGAGTCAGCTGGCTTTCGCAGAGTCTTTTGCTGAGTGTCTACTGTGCTGAATCCAATGATTGAATTTGACTTTACAGTAAATGCCTGAGCATGCGAGTCAGCAACAAGGTGAATCAACTTGCGTTTTTTGGTATCATACAGCCAAGCTTCTGATTTGTCCACAAGACTTGCAGCCGGCAAACCTTTGAGTTTGAGCTCTGCAAATTCTACAAGGTGCTTGAACTTTGCGGCACGTTTTTCTGGGGGCACTGCTTTGACTTTGCGGGGCTTGCGTTCCACTTTCTTGATCTGCACATAAGCACCGCAGTCAGAAATAACCAGTTCGCAGAATTTAATGACATTTCGAATCTGCACCTTGTTGAGATTGCTGTACGCTTCTACCAGTTGTGCATCTTTGCCTTCTTGCAGTGCTTCAAATTCCACAAGTTTGCGCTTCCAAATATCAGCAATCATGCTCACCATTTGGGGCACAACGTTCATGCCACGGATCAACATAATAGGTTGGTAGTCTGCATTGAGCTTGGCGCCGCCAGCAATAAACTCATCAAACAAGCCATCAAGTTCACCAGCACAGTCCCGGACTTTTTCGCGCAGTCGATCTTGAATAGTGATCTTGGGCACAACTTCTGCTTCTGTTGGCTCTACTTCTTCGTCTTGCTTTGTTGCAAGAATCTCTTGCAACATGGTATTCAGCTTGGCTTTTTCGCTGTCTTCCAGCTCTAGACCCACTAGACTCATGCGGCACAACCAACCTGTGGTGAGACGAATAGCAGAATCTGGAACTCCTTTAAGCAGTCGAACATCTGCTTTGCGATTGTGCTGTTCCAAGTAGTTTACAATCATGTCTCGCGCATCCTTCTTGCCATAGAAGTAATTGTACCATGAAAATGCTTTGCTCATGGCGCTGATGCGATTTTGTTCTGGCTGAATTGCCCAAGTGGGTTCTCCGCCAAGAATGTTTGTGTCTGCGCTACGTGGATTCAGCAGTTTGATAGTTTTCACAGGGGCTCCTTTTGCATCAATGTTGTAATTATAGCAGATCAGCTAATTTTGGTCAAGTCGGCACAAAGTAGTACTAAAGTAAGATCTGACTCGCGGCGAAATGTGATCCAGTAGGGCCTGCCAATATCACGATCATAACGACTGTTTCGTTCGCCGTAATAACTGTACCAGTCATGCTCACGCAACCAGCCGCCACCCTGCAACCGGGCTCGACAGACTTTTTCAATTGCTCGAATTTCGTCACTATAGCCATTGGCAAACCGCAGGGCCACTGTGTGCCCATGCTCTTTGAATTGACGGAATCTACGGTTTAACTTAACTACTTTCATGCCCAAATTATAGCACTTGCTGAATTATTGGTCAATGGTCCCATAAATACTAAACTATGCCACGTTTAAGCCTATACCGCCCAAATCGAACACGCGATTACCAGTTCCTGGATCGCACCATCTCCGAGATGTACACCGTTGGAGGGTTAGATATTTTTGTTCACAAGTACATGGGCCCACAAACTGGTGGCGAAGATTCAGCTTTTTCAGGCAATGCTGATGCTACTCAGCCAGTGTATGACGAGCTCAATCCCTTAAACATCCAAGACTTGCTGTTGCTGGAAAACCGTGATAGAATTTACGATCAAGATATCTATGTCATGCGTGGTGTTTATCAAACACAGGATGTGGACTTTGACCTTACGCAATTTGGTTTGTTCTTGAACAACGATACCTTGTTTATCACATTCCACTACAATGACATGATTGATACGTTTCGGCGCAAACTCATGAACGGCGACGTGCTTGAAATACCCAACTTAAAAGATTACAATCCATTGGATGCGTCAATTCCGCAGCCACTGCCCA